TCTTCAGGGCCAGGGATTAGAAGGGGCGATAGAGATCCTAGAAACTACAACTTCAATGTACTTTATTAGAGCATCCCATGATGCTAGTGCTACAGAGGCTTCTGCCTGTGTCTCTTTCGGAACTTGCCCTGCTATTGCAGTCTCTGGGTCTGATGCCGCTTACTTTGGTGAGGATGCTGGAGAATCTGGTTATGGATTCAGCGGTCCTGCTGTATACTTTAAAGTAAACGGATATGATAATGCTGGAAATAAACTTTTTACTTCTGACAAGGAATATACTATAACTTCTTCCCTTACTGATGGGATGGTCCAAAGCGAAAGAGATGAACGAGGCGCATTAGTTGCGTTTAAGAAAGTCTTTGGTGGTGAACTCGATAGTGGTAAGATTGGTGCTTTCTTTGAATCAACTGAGACCAACTCTCCATATATTGTTACTCCCTTTGCAGGGTCTGGGGCATACTTGGATGTTACTTCTTTTAGTGGTACTGGTGATGATAATTTTGCAGGACCTGTAAGTGCATTGAAGCCTGTTAGTGGGATGGTTGGTGCGGTTTCTAGTGCCGGTCAATGGTGTTCTTCTGTCAGATGCTATGGTACTACTTATCAAAATCCTACTACGGCTGAGGGTGATGTTGCAGGATATTTAGTCCAATCCTTATATCCTGGGGGTGGGTACAATTTAGGTACAAAAACTGACGGAACTACTAGTGGAAACTCAGTAGAGATTTCTCAATACGGTAATCAAAATTGGTTGACCACAATTAATGAAGCTGGTGTTGCTGACGAAACTTTCAAGATGGCTTTAGTAAACTCTGGGTCATATGTTACTGATGTTTTAAACATCACGGACTTGGGTAGTAATAATAAATCGGACATAGTTATTGGTAACTTTGTCTCTGGAAATACGACCAACATTATTACTGGAGCCAAGTTATCAGTATTTGCTGATCAATTTACTTCGGTAGGATTCACTAGCGTCTCAGGAACTTGGGGTGGTGCGCTCAAAAATATTGACGGAGGAGGGCACGCGCACGGTGATATTACCGCTAAATCTGGAACAACTGCTGGATTAGGTAGATTTAATAAACCTATTCAAGGAACTACGGGTCTTGCTGGTGGAACTAATGGTGTAGGAACCGCGACTGAGAATGCAACTGCTCTAATTGGAGATTCTGCGTCGGAACCTAAAACAGGAATACAAGCATTGGACAATGATGTTTTAAATATCTCTATTGCTTCGGTCCCAGGAATTACAACGCAGAGTGTACAAAATGCTTTAATTACCTTAGCAGAAACTAGCCAAAATTTCTTGGCCGTAGTCTCTGCTCCTTATGGGGTAGGTACAGTTCAGGATGCTATCGCGTGGTCCAATGGTCAAAGTGCTTATAGGAGTGCTGCTATAAATAATTCCTATGCTTGCTCTTTCTGGCCTTGGGTAAAGATGTTCTCTCAATTTGATAGTAAGGATGTCTGGTATGATCCGGCTATCTTTGCTATAAGACAAATGACCTATACAGATAATGTCGCAGACCCATGGTTCGCTCCTGCTGGTTTTGTAAGAGGTAGACTCACTAAGCCTACAGATCTTGAGGTGAAACTTACTCAAGGTGATAGGGACACTATGTATAGTGGAGGAAATGCTCTTAACCCGATTCAAAATTGGCCTCAACAAGGTATCATGATTTGGGGACAAAGAACTATGAAAAGAACACCTAGCGCATTGGATAGAATTAATGTTAGGAGACTAATGATTTATTTAAGGAAGCTTATTTTAGCTTCTACTAGAGAGTTTGTTTTCGAACCTAATGACCCTTTCACCTGGGAGCGTATTACGGGGGTACTTAATCCAGCATTAAATGATATTCAGAACAGGAGAGGTATTACTGAGTATAAGGTTGTCTGCGATGAAACTACTAATACTCCTCTTAGAATTGATAGAAACGAACTTTGGACAAAGATTTTTATCAAACCAACGAAGACTGCCGAAATGCTTGTTTTCGAAATCAACCTCACTAGTCAAGGGGCATCCCTAGCATAATAGGAGAAATATATGGCAACTTTTTATAACAGCAACGATCATGGTCGTACTATCTCAAAAGGTAGTATGGCTTCTATGCCTAAACTTTCTACGAAACTTGATTCAATTAGACCGTATCAATTTGAAGTGGAGTTTGTTATTCCCGGTGGGTTAACCATCCCCCCTAAACTTTTAACTGTAGCAGCTAAACAGGTAAGTGAGATTGGGTTTACTGTTGAAGATATTGAAGTTCACAGAGTAAACGACAGATACTACTATCCAGGAAAAGCCACCCCGGAAGAGGTAACGATTACGTTTGATAACCTAAAACAAAACCCTTTGGGTGGACAAGAAATGGCATTAGCTGAATTGTACAGCTGGGTGCAGAGAACCTATGATCCTCTTACTGGGGAATTTGGGGATATTGCGTTGAATGTTAAAACTAATATGAAAATTCATCAATTAGATGAGGATCTTAATCCGATGGCTTCCGTAACGCTGTATGGAGCTTACCCTAAATCCTACAAAACTGCGGAATATAACTATGCTACTGCGACTGATTTTCACACACTTACCGTATCTTTCCGTTACGACTTCATGAGTGCCGAAAAATAAAGGTATTGAAATAACCCTGGTTAAGCCCAGCCCAGAAATGAAGACTGGGCTGGGCTTTTTGTCTATAATAGGTATATGAATTATTATCAGCAACTTCTCGAAAGTTATAGTCTTCTTAAAAAGAGGCAGCTCAGGATTCTTCTTGAAGCGTTAAAACCCTATTCTGCTATAGTACAGAGTAATCCTAATTTAGAACAGCCTATAGCTACTGAAATGCAAGGTCTAACCGGGCTTGGAAATGAGGGGGACGAACCTCAATTAGAGTTAATGAAAAAAGTTCTTCAGGTTCAGTCCAAACAAGTAGGGGTTTCGGCGGAAAGACCGGAAGGATCTACTATAAATTACTATACCGCGCAGGGGGATTCTGGTCCTATCCAGATTATCGGGGCGAGGGGAGGCTTTGATAGGCAGGGATGGAAAATCCTTCAAGGGCAGATAGCAAGGAGGCTGGAAGCTCAAAACCCAGACTTACAAAATCCATATAAGAGTAGTGGTAGAAATATTGAACAAGATCCAATTATTAGTGATACGGCAAGAAGCGAAGAAGAAAGATTACATACGGCTTCTGTTGCTAGAGAAATTAAAATAATGAGTGAAACCACTATCCCAAATTTGCTTGCAGCAGGGTTTGCTGGAGATGTAGGGAGAATTACTAAAGAAGATTCTGATGTACCAGGGTGGGTAAAAGATCCCAAGAATCATTTAGATTCGTATTCTCCTCAAAGTCTATGGTCTAAAGTAAATAATGAAAAAGTTACAGAGATAGCTAAGGTAATTGAACAAGAAGGGGGAGATTTTAAAGGAGAACAAGCAACTTGGGAAGACAAGCATGAAGGGGTAACTACCATGCATGAGTTCGCAAAAAAATGCTTAAAATTACAGCAAGTTTTAAACGGTGATGATGCGGCTTTTACAGATAATGATGCTAGATGGGTGCATACTAATGTAATTATAGATTCAACCAATAATAAGGTTAGATATAATCGAGGTGAGATTGATGCTTATGGAATTTCTTTTGATCATACTACTACGAAGCGTAGTAAGCAAAAGGAAACTATGAGCGTTGGCCTAGCTCGTATATATAATAAAAAAATAAAAGATTGGGTAGATGAAACAAATAAAAAATTCCCAAAGGAAGAACATATTATGTTAGAGCAGTATGAAGTTCCTGAGAAGAAACTAACCCCCGAACAGCTAAAATCAGCAAATTGGTGTAGTAACTTTAGGGGAACAGAAGCAGAGCATATTGTAGGTTTTGTACCCCAAATTTTAGATATATCTCAGATGCTTTTAGACTACGGGGATAAGGATAAAAGGACGGTAGACTCTAAAGGGTTAAGAGACGAGATTGAACGCAAAAAGGATATTATGGCTCAAGAAATGGCGAAACTATTTGGAGAGTCAGAGGGTGTACTAGCAGAGGCATTTAAGTTAAAGGACTGGGACAAAAAAGGTGAGATTCTTTCAGACGAATACTCAGAAGGGATTTTACAGACTGTAGATGCCTTAAAAAAATTAGGAAAAAACGAAAAAGAAATAGTAAAAAAAATATTTAAACGCATTGTTTCTAGTGAATTAGCTTTCTTTCAAACTGTAAAATCAGATTTTGTTTTTCAAGGTGGTTTAAATACGGGGCCTTCTGAAAAAGCTGATGTATATGTAACTAAATTGGATAAAACCGACTACTTACGAGCATTAGAAGAATTAGGAATAAAGAATAAGGGAAAACAAGAAAGGATATTAAAAGCCAATACTAAAACATTAAGAGAATTGTTAATAATTGAAAGTGGAAATAAAATAGAAGGGCTAGAAGGAGACAAATTAAATTCTGCTTTACAAAAACTATTAGAGTCTAAAAAATTATACAAACATCTAACTACCTCATATGATCTGGATAGGGAAGTATATACAATTCCCCTCAGTTTAAAAACATATATTACTGAAACTGATACAAGGTTAGGGCAAACACGAAGTATGCGAGATACTCTTGGCACACTTTTAAATCCTAATGATAATAAGTGGTATAAGAAGGGGCAAGATAAAGATAGAGTAGTATCTTTTATTGAACAGAATGAGAAGAGCTTAGGGATTGGTTCTAAAAATGGTCCGTCTAGAGAAGCCTATAAGTCTATGATAAAGAAATTTGAAAGTATTTCCCAAATAGGAGATATGATTAAAGGGAGTGAAAGGATTAAGGGTCTGGGTGCCACTCAGGTTGCTAGAGTAGTGCAAGATTTAATCAGGCAAAATAACGCTGCCCCAAGCCTAAGTGATAAATTTCTTTTAGATTATTTGAATAAAAATTATGAAAGGGATAAAGAGGATGGAAGAGAGGCTGTCAGACTCGCCAGCTTCGTTGAACGCTTATTATTCCAAAAATCAGAAGAAAATATTCTAGCATCCTCAGATGATGAAAGAAAACTGGCCTATAGGGGAATGTTGGCTAGTATTTCCATGTATACAGGTATGTCAGCTGATAGCACTTTTGCTATGGAAATGGATCTTCTAGGTGGAAAGTCAAAATTATATAACCAAGATGATTGTATTAAGAAACAAGCAATCGAAATGATGAACGGAACACTACCTCTCAGGAGAACAGAAGTATCTAATGATTGGGGAAATATGAGTCTTAAATTTGAGAGAAAAGGTAATTCTTCTGTCTTTGGTTTAAAAACTAAGGGCTGTGAGAATATATTTAAAAGAAAAGTAAATGAAGATGTTCTGCAAGAATTTCTTCATGCTCAAGCTATGCTTTTTGAAAAGTTATTAGTATAGCCTCCTTTCTTAATATTCAAATTTTAAAAACCGTGTGTATCTTTTTTAGGCTCTTGCTCTAGCCATATTTTATCTTCTAGTTCTAATAATTTTGCGAATTCATAAATTCTCCATCTGTTAGGCATATGCCATCTACCCGCACTATAAGAAGCTTCAATATAACTAATTCCTTCTATAAGGTTACTGATTTTATAAGAAGGAATAGCAGCAAGTATAGGTTTTCTATCCTGTTTTAGTATCAACATGGGGATTCTATCACATTTTTTTGAATCTTTTGCAGTTTGTCGGAAAAACCCCCATAGGTCTGAACTATTATTATATAAGCTATATAAATTAATACTGTTATATCCTTTTTTACATTCTATACAGTATCTAAATTTTTCTGGTGTAATTAAATCTCCATAAATTTTTAAATGTGGAGGAAGCGTGTGTGTGCTGGCAAACGCACCAGACCCAGGAGTTCTTGAAAACTCAGTAGTATTGAGTCTATTATTGAGTGCTGCCGCTATCTTACGCTCAAAGCTGTGGCCCTTTGCCCGACTGTTCTTCCTCTTAGGCTTCTGTCTCATATTTTTTAAATCACAATTGTCTTTCATAAATGTCCTCGTACCCTCTATAATAGTATCCCGATGAATGAACCGATCACTTTACGCATAGATGACTGGAAATTTAAATTTACTGATAGGAGTCGAAATAGAATGAGAATTCAAATAAAAATGGGAATAGAGGAAACTCAAGCCTTTAATAACTTTATGAAGGAACTTCGTCCAGAGCATGTTTCTGTTGATGATTTTGTCAGAACACTTTTTTATAAAGGCGTTGAGAAATTTCAAGAGGAGCTTTTTGAAAAGATGCAGAAATACATGAAGGATCATAAGGATGAGATAGATGCTTCTGCCCTACAAGATATGGGTCATGCGGCGTCCTCGATGCAAGGTGCTATGCCTGATAAAGAAGTTGTGGATAAAAATGTTGAAGTCATTGAAGATTAATGCAGTACAATATTCTACCTCTTATCAAAGAGAATGATTTAAATAAGGTTCTCAAGAACCAAAAGTATTCGGGAGAAGATATTCATATTCTGTTTCTGTCTTTATGGGATGAGTACAGTAAAAAATTACGGAGTAGTTTGTGGAACAAATATTCAATCCCTGCAAAATATGGAAAAAAAATATATGTGGTAGACAGTTTTAATATGCCCCACAGTTTCGTTATATTTAATACTACTAAAGTTCCTAGTTTGGTTTCACTAGTGAGGGGTAAGGTTCTTCTGGAAGATTATTTACCTAGAATATATAAGAAGTTTAAGATATAGGTTTTTTTCCTTTTAATAGTGAATATTTCTCTATCTTTTCCCTATACTTTTTATCCTTCGTGTAAAGTAATTTACAATTATTCACTATTACTGTAGTAAAATAATTGAAGGCACTTCCCTTATTAGGTGTGAAATTTTTTAGAGTTTTTAAAACAAGCAAAAAACATTCCTGCTTCGCATCTTCTAAATCAACCTTAAAGTTAAAAGAATCTAGAATGTTAGTTATTAGAATATCAAACATCCCTATAAGCTGATCTTCATGCTCTTCCTTGTCTTTAAGATATAGCCCTATGGTTTTTTCGAATTGTTTGTTGTTTAAATATTCCATTGTTTTTTTATTATAGAGAAATGAAAAACTTAGAGTCGTTATATTCCTCCTGTGATCCTAATTTTAATAACCCCTTATGTGAAGGGTGTTCTATTTTACAGAAGAGTAAGCCAGTACACTCAGTAATGGATTACGAAGATTTGGATCCTTCTGATGTATTGTTCTTGTCTGATTCTATTTGCTATAGATTTGGAAATAGCGTACCTTTTTCTGATAAAGAGATTGATGTTATAAACAATAGTTTTCCTTATGAGGCTCAGTTTGCGGCATCCGTTAAGTGCCCTAGCGTAAAAGAGGCTGATATGTCTCCCACAAATATGAGTTTGTGTAGAGTACACTTAGAAGAAACTATAGATAAAGTAAAGCCAAAATTAGTTTTTGCTTGTGGAAATTTAGCTATGAAGATGCTTATAAAAAAGAGTGGTATAACAAATAAGAGAGGACGCTCATATAAATACAGCACCAGCAACGGGCATTCTTGTATTGTTGTTCCTATTTTTCATCCTTATTCAATTATTAAGGAACCTAGGCACACGATCTTGTTTCAAACGGACATTAAAAACGCATATGACAAGTACATTTTAGGTAGGACCAATAGAGGAGACTTTGCTTACAAAGTCTTCACTACCATTGAAGAAGTAGAACAGTTAGAAGAGGAGTTAAAGGAGTATGATGAAGAGATTGCGTGTGATATTGAAACAACAGGACTTAATTTCAAAAAGGATAGTATACAAACGATTGCTATTTCTTATAAGGATGGAACTTTTGTAATACCGTGTGACCATAAGGACAGTCCCTTCAAGAAGGGGGAACCTTATTATGCTCGCATGTGGATGTTGTTGCGGAGGATTTTAGAGAACCCTTTAAACAAAAAGATCTTCCATAACGCTAAGTTTGATCTCAAGTTCCTGATTAATCATGGGATCTATCCCAAGAATGTGTGGGACACTAAGGTTATGCATCATATGTTGGATGAGAATCTACCTAAGAGCTTGATGGACTTGGTGAAGCTATACTTCCCTACCGAGCTTGAGAGTTTTTAAACTTCTTCTTAAGAACTCCCCTCTTCCCAGGCTTGTAGTGTGGTTTATCACCTTTGTTCTTCATTGACCACATGAGAGCAAAGATGTTCATCTTTTTCGGAATGTCTCCTCTAGCTTGAGCTTTTTTCATAGCTGCCGCAGTCCCACCCACTTTAATACTTTTCTTTCCCCCAGTCTTAGTATGCCCCCAGCCAGGGGGAGATACTTCATCCCTTCTCCCTCTTATAGATCCATGGAACTCATCTTCCTCTGTAGGGTTATCCCCTCCTCGTCTGTTTACTTTCCACTTTTCTTTATTCTTAGCCTCTTCTTCTTTAGAAGGAGGTGATTCTTTTTTCCATGGTTTCCCAAACACATCTTCAAACTTCTTTGGTTCCTTTTTCTTCTTAGAAAAGAAATTCTTAAATTTATCTAATATTTTGCCCTCATTCAGCAGAAGTAAAATTAGTTTGTTTTCAAAATTCATAGGCTTATCTCCTGTAATATATAGCTATGCTTACGGTCTATAACCCCAAAACCTTTGATTGGGCAAATATGGCTTTATCGGATTGCTGTGAGGGTAATGCGATGGATGCCTATTTTACTCTAAAACTGTTCTACTTAA